TGCATCTTTTCAATTACATGAAAAGCCTATTCAAATCGCTATTGGTAAACAAGTAAAAATTAATACCGTAGAATAAAAAGGGGGCTTTTGCCCCTTTTTTTCACGGAACTTTCGGGAGCTTTAAATGCATCGTAATAAGTCAGTAAATGTTCATCAGTTTGCAATGATTCCTAAGAGTGATATTCCTCGCTCTAAATTTGATTGCCAATCAACTCATAAAACTACATTTGATGCAGGTTATTTAGTTCCTGTGTATGTTGATGAAATGTTGCCCGGTGATACATTTAATCTTAATATGACGGCTTTTGCCCGTTTGGCAACGCCTTTATATCCAATCATGGATAACATGATTTTGGATTCTTTTTTCTTTTTTGTTCCTAATCGTTTAGTGTGGTCTCATTGGCAACAATTTATGGGTCAACAGGCTAATCCTACTGATTCTATTTCTTATACTGTCCCTCAACAAGTATGTCCAGCTGGTGGTTATGCTATTGGTTCATTACAAGACTATATGGGTCTTCCTACAGTTGGTCAGGTTGCTGGTTCAAATACTGTTTCTCATTGTGCTTTTTGGACTCGTGGTTACAATTTAATCTGGAATGAATGGTTCCGTGATGAAAATTTACAAGACTCAGTTGTTGTCGATACTGGTGATGGTCCTGATACTGTGTCTAACTATACCCTTTTGCGTCGTGGTAAACGTAAAGATTATTTCACTTCTGCACTTCCTTGGACACAAAAAGGTAATCCAGTAACATTACCTTTAGGTACTTCAGCTCCTATTGCTGTAAATGGTGTTAATGCAACGTCTCCATTAACTGTTCTTAATAATGGTATTACTGCTAGTTTATGGCAGTCTGGTGATCATGAACATATTGTTCCTCTTCAAGAAACTATTTCAGGTCAAGCTGCTTTGTATGCAGATTTAAGTTCTGCAACTGCTGCTACTATTAATCAAATTCGTCAATCTTTTCAGATTCAAAAATTATTAGAAAGGGATGCACGTGGAGGTACACGTTACACTGAAATCGTTCGCAGCCACTTCGGTGTGGCGTCGCCTGATAGTCGTTTACAACGTCCTGAATATATTGGTGGCGGTTCGACTCCAGTCAATATTAATCCGATTGCGCAAACCTCTGCGACTGGTCTTAGTGGTGGATCTACTCCTATGGGTACACTTGCTGCTATGGGTACTGTTCTCGCTCATAAGCATGGCTTTACTTATTCAGCTGTTGAACATGGTATTATCATTGGTCTCGTATCAGTTCGTGCAGATTTAACTTATCAACAAGGTCTCCACAAAATGTGGAGTCGTAATACTCGTTATGATTTCTATTTCCCTGTATTTGCTACTTTAGGTGAACAAGCTATTTATAATAAAGAGATTTATGTTGATGGTTCTGCTAATGATTCTCTCGTATTTGGTTATCAAGAACGTTGGGCAGAATATAGGTTTAACCCTTCTCGTATTTCTGGTTTATTCCGTTCTACTGCTTCTGGTACTTTGGATGCCTGGCATCTTGCTCAAAACTTTACAACTCTTCCAACTTTAGCAAGTACGTTTATTCAAGATACACCTCCAGTTAGTCGTGTTGTCGCTGTTGGTGATGCTGCTAATGGACAGCAATTTATTTTTGATAGCTTTTTTGATGTTAAAAAAGCACGTCCAATGCCTATGTATTCTGTACCAGGTTTAGTGGATCATTTCTGATGGGTGGAATGTCTTCTTCATTTGGTGGCTTAGGTGATGCTATTGGCGGAATTGCTAGTCTTGGCGGTTCTGCTTTGCAATTTCAAGGTACACAAGATCAAATTGCTGCTGCTCAAGCTAATCAAGCTGCTGCTAATGCTTTTAGTGCTCAACAATATGCGACTAGATATCAAACTACTGTAAAGGATTTACAGGCTGCTGGGTTAAATCCTATGTTAGCTGTTTCTAATGGTCCTGGTTCTGCTCCAACGGCGCAAGCTGCTCCTACTTTTAATAAATATAGTGCTGCTTCTGATGCAGCTGGTAAAGCTGCGAATGTTATAAATACAGTTATGGATACTAAGCAGAAAGATGCTAATGTTACTAATACTGTAGCTAATACAACCTTAACTGATCAACAGGCTAAAGTTGCTGATGCTCAAGCGCAAAAAACTAGATTAGAAGCTATTTCTGAATCTTTGAGACAACCTGGTATTCCTTATGAAGTAAAGTTAAAGATGGTGCAACCTCTTTTAACTGAACAACAAACTCGTACTTCTAGCGCTCAAGAGGCTGCTACTAGACAGGGTATTGCTATTCAAAAGCCAGAAGAGTGGGCTGCTGGTACTTATGGTAAAGTTAAACAAGTAACAAAAGATATTGCTCAACCTATTTCAAGTGCTTTAGGAGCTGCTAAAACTTTACAAGGAAAATCTCCTGTAAATTATCAACCTACTTTTAATAATAATTATCCGATTGGACAATAATGACTAAGATTAAACAACCTTTTGTTCGTTCTCCATACAACTACAATTCAGATGCTGCGTCAGATGAGTCGGGGCTTGCGTGTAGAGACGCTTCCCTGACTCAGCAGCACCAAGCTGATCAGGCTGATATTAATTACATAATTAATCAATTTAATGTAACTGGTGTATTACCAGTATCTCCAGTTTCACCTCAATATGGTGATTTTACTGGTGTGGGCGATTATCAATCCGCCCTTAATGCTGTTATGGCTATGGAAGATGAGTTTTTAGCTCTTCCAGCTAATATTAGGGCTCGTTTTGAAAACGATCCTGAACAATTATTAGACTTTATGTCTAATGATAAAAATCGCGATGAAGCGATTAAATTGGGTCTTATTGAACCAATTAAACAAGCTGAGGTAGCTGCACCTAACGAAGATATTTCACCCCTAAAAGGGGCTGCGGATGCAGCCTAGCACAGTGTCTTACTTGATGTAACTGTGCTAGGTGACACCAAATTAACTAAAGGAGTAATAAATGCGTATTCTTAAACGTACCGGTTACGGTCGAAAATCTAAAATGAAATCTGTAAAGCATTTTAAACATCGTACACGTCGTACTAAGTCTCCTAATATGCAGACTAAGCCTCAGCGTGGGGGCTGGAGACTCTAATAAAGTCTCTAGGCATGCTCTACAATGCCCTGTTATCATCCTTTAAGCGCACATCAGTGCGCTGACGGCTCTATTGTATTTTCCGAAAGGAAACATTTCAATGTCGTTAAAAATTTATCATTGCCTTGTGGGCAATGTATTGGATGCCGTCTGGAGAGATCTCGTCAGTGGGCAATGCGTTGTATGCATGAAGCTTCGCTTCATCAAAATAATTGTTTTATAACTCTTACTTATGACAATACACATCTCCCAAGCGATGGCTCGTTACATTACAAAGACTTTCAATTGTTCCTTAAACGACTTCGAAAAAAATTCGGAAACACTAGAATCCGCTATTACATGGCTGGAGAATATGGCGAAAATTTCGGCAGACCTCACTTCCATGCCTGTATCTTTGGACACGACTTTCATGATAAAGAATTATGGTCGCGGTCTCCCTCTGGTTCTATGTTATATAGATCCAAAGACCTTGAGTTACTCTGGCCATTTGGTTATTCCTCCATTGGAGACGTTAACTTCGAATCAGCTGCATACGTTGCTAGGTACATTATGAAAAAAATTACTGGTAAAGAAGCTGAATATCATTACAAATATTGTGATCTTGAGACTGGTGAACTTATTGAAAAAATACCTGAATTTAATAAAATGTCTTTAAAACCGGGTATTGGTCAAGAATGGTATAAACGTTATAAATCAGATGTTTATCCTCATGATTACGTTGTTATTCGTGGAAAAAAAGTTAAACCTCCAAAATATTACGACAAACTTTATTCTAGGGAATTTCCCTATGAAATGGATGAAATTAAGTATCAACGTGAAAATAGTGCTAAACTAAATTATCTTGACAATACTTTAGATAGATTAGCTGTTAAAGAAACTATTGCCAAAGTTCGTTTGGATAAATTAAAACGTAAATTAACTTAAGAAAGTCTCTACATGAAATTGATTCTCTGCTCAATGAAAGACCGCGCTGCGGATGCTTTTGCTAGACCTATGTTTGTTCCTTCTATTGGTGTAGCTATTCGTTCCTTCTCTGATGAAATTAATCGTCAAGCTGAAGACAATCAACTTTATCAACACCCTGATGATTTTGATTTATATGATTTGGGTGTTTTTGATGATTCTGATGCATCTTTTCAATTACATGAAAAGCCTATTCAAATCGCTATTGGTAAACAAGTAAAAATTAATACCGTAGAATAAAAAGGGGGCTTTTGCCCCTTTTTTTCACGGAACTTTCGGGAGCTTTAAATG